TACCTGCAGCCCGGCGACACGCTGATCGTGTGGAAGCTGGACCGGCTCGGCAGGAGTATGCGCCATCTGGTCATGCTGACTGAAGAGCTGCGCGAACGCGGCGTGAACTTTCGTAGTCTCACCGACAGCATCGATACCAGCACGCCAATGGGCCGGTTTTTCTTCCACGTTATGGGTGCCCTGGCGGAAATGGAACGCGAGCTGATCGTAGAACGTACCCGCGCCGGGCTGGCCGCTGCGCGTGATAAAGGGCGAATCGGCGGCAGGCGGCGGAAGATGACGCCGGAAACGGTAGAACGTGCCCGGCGGATGCTGACGCAGGGCGCAACGCTGCTGCAGGTGTCACTGGTGCTGGACGTATCAGTAAAGACGCTTTACCGGTATATCCCCGCCCCGGAACAGAAAGCCCTGCGCGAAAACGCCGCACCTGTTGTGTCAGATATGGCACAACAGCCACCGCGTGCCCCGTCATAGCGGACCATAGACCATAGCGGAACCCCTTCACAGGAGAACCGCCACATGGCACAGGATTATCACCACGGCGTGCGCGTTGAGGAAATCAACGAGGGCACCCGAACCATCACCACCGTCAGCACCGCGATTGTCGGACTGGTCTGCACCGGCGACGACGCCGACGCGGCCACCTTTCCGCTAAACCGCCCGGTGCTGTTAACCGACGTACTCACCGCCAGCGGTAAGGCCGGAGAGTCCGGCACGCTGGCCCGCTCACTGGACGCCATCGCCGATCAGTCGAAACCCGTCACCGTCGTCGTGCGCGTGCCGCAGGGCGAAACCGAAGCGGAAACCACCGCCAACATTATCGGCGGCGTGACCGACGGTCAGCGCACCGGCATGAAGGCGCTGCTGGCCGCGCAGTCTAAGTGCGGCGTCAAACCCCGCATTCTGGGCGTGCCCGGCCACGATAACAAAGCCGTTGCCACCGAACTGCTGAGCGTGGCGCAGAGCCTGCGCGGCTTTGCCTACATGTCCGCGTATGGCTGCAAGAGCGTTGAAGAGGCGATTGCCTACCGCAGCAACTTCAGCCAGCGCGAAGGGATGCTGATCTGGCCTGACTTCATCAATTTTGACACCGTGCTGAAGGCGGACGCGACAGCCTACGCCACCGCCCGCGCGCTGGGCCTGCGCGCCAAAATCGACGAGCAGACCGGCTGGCATAAGTCCCTGTCAAACGTTGGCGTGAACGGCGTCACCGGCATTTCAAAAGACGTCTTCTGGGATTTGCAGGATCCGGCCACTGATGCGGGTCTGCTGAACCAGAACGACGTCACCACGCTGATCCGTAAAGACGGCTTCCGCTTCTGGGGTTCCCGCTGCCTCAGTGATGACCCGCTCTTTCAGTTTGAGTGTTACACCCGCACCGCGCAGGTGCTGATGGACACGATGGCTGAAGGGCAGATGTGGTCCGTTGACGGTGCGCTGAACCCGTCGCTGGCCCGCGACATCATCGAGAGCATCCGCGCGAAGCTGCGCAGCCTGGTGACTCAGGGCTATCTGATTGGTGCGGACTGCTGGCTGGATGAGAGTGTGAACGATAAAGACACGCTCAAGGCGGGCAAGCTGCTGATCGATTACGACTACACGCCGGTGCCCCCACTGGAAAATCTGCTGCTGCGCCAGCGCATCACTGACCGTTACCTGCTCGATTTCAGCAGCCGCGTCAGCGCATAAGGAGACGGAAAGATGGCATTACCCCGCAAACTCAAGCATCTGAACATGTTCAACGCAGGCAACAACTGGCAGGGGCTGGTTGAGTCCGTGACGCTGCCGAAATTCACCCGCAAGTTTGAGAAGTATCGCGGTGGTGGCATGGCCGGTGCTGTGGACATCGACATGGGCCTGGACGACGGCGCGCTGGATACGGAATTCACCATTGGCGGCACTGAAGCACTGCTGATTAAGCAGATGGGCACCACCACCGTGGACGGCATTCAGCTGCGCTTTACCGGCTCCATTCAGCGCGACGACACCGGCGAAGTGCAGGCGGTCGAGCTGGTCACGCGCGGACGCTATAAAGAGCTGGATTCCGGCGAATGGAAGACCGGCGAATCCAGCACCACCAAAGTGTCCGGCACCAACAGTTACGCAAAGCTGACCATCAACGGTGAAGTGCTCTATGAGTGCGATCTGGTGAACATGATCGAAATCGTTGACGGCAAAGACCTGATGGAAGCGCACCGCAACGCGCTGGGCCTGTAATCAACCCGGCAGGCGCTGAGCCTGCCGCTTATCTCTCTTTTTAACGGAATCAAATCATGACTGATAAAACCGCTTCAAATGAAAAAGTCGTTGAGCTGGACACCCCCATCCTGCGCGGTAAAACAGAAATCACCTCCGTCACCGTGCGCAAGCCGCAGTCCGGCGCGCTGCGCGGCACCCGCCTGCAGGCGCTGCTGGACATGGACGTGAACGCACTGATCACCGTGCTGCCGCGTATCACCACCCCGGCGCTGACCACGGCGGAAATTAACGAAATGGACCCCGCCGATCTGGTCAGTTTGTCGGTAGAGGTGGTCACTTTTTTGCTGAAGAAGTCGGTCCTGTCGGATTTAGCGACAGCCTGACGGTAGACGATCTGGTGGCGGATATCGCCACCGTCTTTCACTGGCCGCCCTCCGTTACCGAGTCCATGACGCTGACCGAGGTGCTGGAATGGCGGCACAAAGCAATCCTGCGACACAGGGCCAGCGATGAGTGATAAAAATCTGCGTTTACAGGTCGTTCTGGGCGCGGTCGATAAGCTGACACGCCCCTTCCGCAGCGCCCGCGACAGCACACGTGAGCTGGCTGGCACGCTGCGCAACACCTGCAATACCCTCAAGGCACTGGACGCGCAGGCCGGGCGCATTGACGGCTTCCGTAAAACCCGCTCGCAGCTTGCCATCACTGCCAATAACCTTAAAGCCGCCCGCGAAGAAGCGGCGCGGCTGGCCGTGCAGTTTACGGAAACAAACAAGCCTACCGCCGCGCAGGCCCGCGTGCTGGAGCAGGCAAAAAACCGCGCCAGCCAGCTGCAGCAGACTTACAACGGGCTGCGCCTGTCAGTGCAGCGGCAGCGTGAGGCGCTGGGCGCTGCCGGTATCGACACGAAGAAACTGAGCCAGGCACAGCGCGAGCTTAAAAGTCAGTCGGACGAGGCGCGCGCCGCCATTGACCGTCAGCAGCTGTCGCTTAAAAAGCTGGGAGAACGGCAGGCAAAGCTGAGCGCGGTACGTGAGCGATATTCCCGATCGTTGGAGGTGCGCGATCGCGTGGCCGGTGCCGGGGCGGCAACGTCCGCCGCCGGGCTGGCAATGGGCGCGCCGGTGCTGGCTGCCGTAAAGTCTTCAGCGGCGATGGAAGACGCCATGAAGGGTGTGGCAAAGCAGGTTAACGGGCTGCGCGACGACAAAGGCAACCGCACGAAGCAGTTCTATGACATGCAGGCCGCCATCAAGGCCGCCAGTGAGCAGCTGCCGATGGAAAACGGCGCGATTGACTATGCCGCGCTGGTTGAGGGCGGCGCGCGCATGGGCGTGACGAACCAGAACGATCCTTATGAGGACCAGAAACGCGACCTGATGGCCTTTGCCACCACGGCGGCGAAAGCGTCAACCGCGTTTGAGCTGCCCGCCGGTGAGCTGGCCGAAGGGCTGGGCAAGATTGCGCAGCTGTACAAAATTCCCACGCGCAACATCGAGCAGCTGGGTGACGCGCTGAACTATCTGGACGATAACGCCATGTCCAGAGGTTCAGACATCATCGACGTGCTGCAGCGCATGGGCGGCGTGGCTGACAGGCTGGACTACCGCAAAGCAGCGGCGCTCGGCTCAACCTTCCTGAGTCTGGGCGCGACGTCGGAAACCGCCGCCAGTGCAGCGAATGCCATGGTGCGCGAGCTGTCCGTTGCCACCATGCAGAGTGACCGCTTTATGGACGGCATGGACCTGCTGAAACTCGATCCGAAAAAGATTGAAAAGCAGATGACCACGGACGCCATGGGCACCATCCAGCGCGTGCTGGAAAAGGTTAACAACCTGCCGAGAGACAAACGCCTTACGGCCATGACGATGGTGTTCGGCAAGGAGTACGGCAAGGATGCGGCCAAACTCGCTAATAACATGCCGGAGTTGAGGCGACAGCTGCAACTGACGCAGGGCGACGGGGCGAAAGGATCCATGCAGAAAGAGTCGGACATCAATAAGGACTCGCTTTCTGCACAGTGGATGCTGACCAAAACCGGCGTATCCAACACCATGAGCGGTCTGGGCGATTCGCTGCGCGCGCCGCTCATGGACATCATGAACATGGTTAAGAAAGTCACCGGCGTGACACGCCGCTGGGTGGAAAATAACAAGGAGCTGGCCGGAACGCTGGTGAAGACTGCCGCCGTTCTCTCATTACTGGTGTTGGGTGCCGGGGCTTTTCTGGTGAGCCTCGCGGCGTTTTTTGGGCCGCTTGCGTTGCTCAGGTTCAGCTTTAATGTGCTGGGAATAAAAGCATTCAGCGCGTTTGGATTAATAAAAAGCGCCATCGGCATCGTGGGGAACGGCGTGCTGTGGCTGGGGCGGCTGATGATGGCAAACCCGATTCTGGCCGTTATCGGGCTGATTGCCGCCGGAGCGCTTCTTATCTGGCAGAACTGGGACACGCTGGGGCCGAAACTTGCCGCCATCTGGGACGCTGTCAGTACAAAGGTCAGCAGCGTCTGGACTGCGATCCGCACCTATATCAGCACAAAGTGGGGTGAGATTGTAGCCGACGCGAAGGCGCTGCCCGCGCGGTTTCAGGAGGCCGGCTCACAGATGATTGACGGCCTGATGGCGGGTATCAGCCAGAAGTGGGATGCGATTAAAAACAAGCTGTCGTCACTGACCGACTACCTGCCGGACTTTCTGAAGCCGGGCGGCGATAAGTCCGGCGGGCCGCAGCTGCCGCGACCGGCAACAGTCAAAACGGGCGGCGGTGTATCCCTGCCGCCGGGCGGATTCCCGGCGTTTGCGGGCATGTACGACAGCGGCGGCTTTATCCCGTCCGGGCAGATTGGTATGGCCGGTGAGAACGGGCCGGAGCTGGTCAGCGGTCCGGCGAACGTGACCAGCCGCCGGAGCACCGCACGGCTGGCGGCACTGGCGGCACTGGCGCTGGGCACTGCCGGCACCACTGCGGAGGCAAAGCCGCTGCACCCGCTGAGCCTGCCCGCACAGGCTTACCGGCAGGAAGCGCCGCGTCAGTCGTCTGCGGGTGGCAGTATGCCGGCGGTCAGCATTCACGCGCCGATCACCATCGTGCAGCAACCGGGCCAGAACGCGCAGGACGTGGTGGACGAGGTGATGCGCAGGCTTGAGGCAAAAGAGCGGCAGGCGCAGGCCCGCGCCCGCAGCAGTTACCGGGACAGGGGAGGATTTGAGGAATGATGATGACGCTGGGCTTATTTGTTTTCATGCTGAGGACGGTGCCCTATCAGGAGCTGCAGTATCAGCGCAGCTGGCGTTTCCCGTCAAACAGCCGCGTTGGGGTGAGGCCGTCGCTGCAGTTCTTAGGGCCGGACAACGACACGCTGACGCTTTCCGGCGTGCTGCTGCCTGAGATTACCGGCGGCAGGCTGTCGCTGTTTGCTCTGGAACAGATTGCAGAGCTGGGCCGCGCGTGGCCGCTTATTGAAGGAAGCGGAACAATTTACGGCATGTTCGTGATTGAAAGCCTGAGTCAGACCAAAGCGGAGTTCTTCAGCAGCGGCGCGTGCCGCCGCATTGAGTTCACGCTGACGCTGAAGCGCACCGACGAATCGCTGGGTGAGATGTTCGGCAGCCTCAGCGATCAGCTGTCGGCCATGCAGGGCGCGGCCACCGACGCCGCCGGTAAAGTCGGCGCGGCAGTGGGCGGGCTGTTCTCATGATGGCGGGCAGCTGGATTAACGGCCAGGCGAACGCGCCCGCGTTTCGCCTGACGCTTGCCGGGGCGGACGTCACGCAGAAGATAGAGCAGCGGCTTATCAGCCTGACGCTTACCGATAACCGCGGCTTTGAGGCGGACCAGCTGGACATCGAGCTGGACGACGCGGACGGCCAGCTGCTGATGCCGCGCCGTGGCGTTGAGCTGTCGCTGGCGCTGGGCTGGAAAGGGGAGGCGCTTTTCCCGAAAGGCACCTACACCGTGGACGAAATCGAACACAGCGGAACGCCGGACCGGCTGACCCTGCGCGCGCGCAGCGCGGACTTCAGGCAGACGCTGAACACGAAGCGTGAAAAGTCCTGGCACAAAACCAGCGTGGGCGAAATTGTCCGTGAGGTGGCCGGACGGCATAAGCTGAAAATGGCGATGGGTGAGGACATGGCAAAGATGGATATTGACCACCTCGATCAGACAAACGAATCAGACGCCAGCTTTATGATGCGCCTTGCTAAACAGTGCGGTGCGGTGGCCTGCATCAAGAACGGCAATCTGCTTTTTATCCGGCAGGGGCAGGGGAAAACGGCCAGCGGCAAAGTGCTGCCCGCCATCACCCTCGTGCGGAAGGACGGCGACGGCCATCGCTTCACGCTGGCTGACCGTGACGCCTACACCGGCGTGATCGCAAGCTGGCTGCACACACGCGAGCCGGAGAAGAAGCCGGAAACCACGGTGAAGCGTAAGCGCCGCAAGCCCGCTGCGCAGAAGAAGGAGCCGGAGGCGAAGCAGGGAGACTATCTGATCGGCACGGATGAGAACGTCCTGATACTGAGCCGCACCTATGCGAACCGGGCCAACGCCGAGCGTGCCGCCAAAATGCAGTGGGAACGGCTACAGCGCGGTGTGGCAACGTTTTCTATCCAGCTGGCACGCGGACGCGCCGATCTTTACACGGAAATGCCGGTGAAGGTGAGCGGGTTCAAACAGCCGATCGATGCGGGGGAATGGATTATCACGACGCTGACGCACAGCCTGAGTGCGGATAACGGCTACACGACCAGCATTGAACTTGAAGTGAAAATAGATTCACTTGAAATGGAATAGTGCTATCTCAAAATGGTTAAATTGAGTAATATTTATCTCAATTGGGTTTTGGAGAAGACATTATGATGAATTGCCCTTTGTGCGGAAATGCCGCACATACCCGCAGCAGCTTTCAGGTATCAGCAACAACTAAAGAACGATATAACCAGTGCCAGAACATCAATTGCAGTTGTACGTTTAAATCCCATGAAACGGTTTCTGAGATCATTATGAAACCGGGTAGCGTTAAACCGGTGCCGCCGCATCCGGGAAGAAATCAACAGCAACCATTGTGGCTTTAATTGCCAACATATTAAGTATGAAGCCCGTATTGCACGGGCTATGATTTTGCATCTATTTTACTCTTTTCTGTCAAAATTAACTTTGCCAAACTTTAATTTTATTTTGCATCATTCATCATGATGAAATTTCAATAAATCCTTCCATTAGGTAGCGAAGTTATTATTTTAAAAGTTGAGAAGATGTTCATAAATGATTTTCTAGAACTTCTGACGTGTCTTCAATAACAGGTAATCTGTTAAATTCAATAATTATTTTTCCGTTGTCAATACTATAGTGAGCTGCATTGAATAATATATTTTTAGGGAAGGGGTGCAATGCATTTGGATTATGGTAAACAATTAAGCCTTCATCCCAACTTTCTGTGTAATTTTTTGTTGGGATTATCCTTGTGATGGATTCTATTTTCCATGTTTTTTCATTTGGAGTTTTGATTGTTCTCTTTATTTTATATTTTGTACTGTTGAATTTATCTTTCAATCCCATTCTGTTGAATTTTTCAATATCACTAGCAGGTGAGAATATCACGGCACTGATGTTTTCTGATTCCGGAAAATTGAAGAAACCTGAAGCGACCTCTTTTGTTCCCCAAACATGAAAATCAATATCTATGCGGTTTTCAACTCCATTCTCTGCAACTTTTTGCTGAAATCCATAGAGATATAGAGGTAAGGCATCATGACTTATGTTGCCAGCACCTTTAAATTGACAGTCAGCAATAGCAATAGCAAACGGCTTGCCTGAAACATGCTCTTGCTCCCAATATTTTTTTTTAAGCTTAGCAAGCAGTGGTCCAGAGTAACGTGTAGGGAAATAATTAATCAATAAGTTATTGTACTCTTCGATGTTAGAAGTATTAATTTTAGGCATAGGAATGGGGTTGCCTTCCCGATCTATTGGACGGTTGATTGTCGTTGCTTCGATTGCAAAAGGAATAGACATTAATCCCTTAATGAAATTGAGATTAAAGTCAGGTGCATTATAAGAACTATCAAAAACACAGTCATTTTCTGTGAAGATGCAAAAGAGAAGAAGTTCCCAAATCCTTTGGTTAAAACCTGTTGTCTGAAATTGCTCAACAAAGTTTCCATCTATATCAACATACCATCTCATTAGTGGTTCAATTATGTTTTTTGCTGCTGAGTAATTTGATGAGTTATTCAGCAATAAGAAATCTGAGTTAATATTTTTCTTCTTTAATTCAATGAAAAAGTCCATGGTTTCTTTAATTTCGTCACCCTGAACCCCCAGTTCATCAGCAGATGGATGCAGTTCTTCTATTTTTTTTAATAATTCTTTTTTTGTCTTATTTCTGTTCTCGCCGAATTTTGTCATGCTAATAAAGCGATATCTTTTATTAAGGTCTCGGGAGAATATCAAGCCTAAATAATCACTGTCTATTGTATCGATCAATAAAACACCTAAAACCTTTCTGTCATGTGTTTCAAACCATTCAAGCTCTTTTGAATGTGATTTGACTCGGGGGTTTCTAGCGTATGTAGCTAAAGCATTAAATCTAGATAGAGTTATTGGATTGATTACGTTAGGTTTCAT